GAAGCTGTAACCTTAACCTTTGCCTTACCTTTCGATGGTTTCGCCATAGTAAAGTTCAAGGGGGCCGAAGCCCCCTATCCCTAACTTAGTTATACACCAAAGCCCTGACCCGCGAATAGCGGATTGAACGTGGCGTATGCAGGAAGTAAGTCGAAACGTACTTTCTGAGTATTGGCATCACCGTCAGCGTACTTGGTAACACGGATTGACATACCATCGCTGGTAGTGGCAATTGTGTCAGTAGCGTACAGTTTAGGCAACTTAACAGTACCAAGACCAAATGCCTGCTTAGTGTAGAACAGGTTTGGCTGATACAGGGTAGAAGCCGCGCTCAAGATGTTTACAACGTTAGTTGCAACAGGAGCTGAAGATACAGTGTTGTACTGACCGTTAGCTTCGTAGATAGCAGGACCAGCAACAACGATGTTACCAGTACCAGTTCCACTCAGAGTAACGTCAGCAACCACAACACCTGTCCACAGGACATTGTTGCCAGCAGCATCAATCATTGGCTGACGAGTAGCAACATTCAGTCGGTAGATACCGTCAATAGTTACCATGTCGCCTGCTTTGACAACCATATCAGCTTCAAAGCCACTTACAGCCAGAGTCTGCTGCATAGTGTCTTTAGCGCCAACGTATGATACGTCAGGGTTTGAAGCCAAAGCACCAGTACGGTCAGCACCAGCGCCTGAAGTGAAGCTGCTCAGAGAGTTGGAAGTAAGGGCCATCATTCCACCGAAGTTGGAAGAAATCTGGGCTTTTTCCCAAGCTGTACGAACAAGACCATCAGCAGCGTTCAGACCATTCTGAGCAGAAGCCAGAGCAGTAGTAGTGAACGGGTTCATCAGGTAGAACTTGTCGTCAGACATTGGTACACCAACGCTGTCCATCAGAGCGCCAGCACCAGCAACATCGCCCCAAGCATCAACGGCAGTACCGTGTGTGCCATACTTCAGGGATGAGTTGTTGCGCATATAGGTAGCAAGATCAGTCTCAAGATCGGTAACGATCCTGCGAGCCATTGGAGCGATGATCTCATCAAGCTGATCAAGTTCCAGTGCTTCCTGAACATTGCTGAACTCAGTGGCTACAGTGAAGTAGTCCTGAACAGTACCAGTTGCTTTACCAGCAATGATGTCAGACTTAGTAGAAGCGCTGATGTCACCGCCAGAAGTACGGATGCTGTTGTAGTCATGTGGACGTTTAAAGTCTACGTTGGAGCCAGTGGAAGGATTGAACCGACCAGATAGCAGTTGAGTGTTGACAGTTTTGGTTACTACTCGATTTGACTCGAAAGCATCCAAGAACACCCGCGCCAACGGGCGGGTAATGTTACTATTAAGATTGTTAGCCATGTTGCTATTTCCTTATTCAAACGTGGCTCCTTTTGGTCCTTTGGCTTTAGGGGAAATCCCTGCGCCTTGTGGCGTGTCCACCGGATCTGGAGCCTGATTTACCTTGGGTTTAAGAGCAGCAGCCTTTGGCTTGATTTCGTTGGTTATCCTAATAGCCGCCTGTATTGGTGACATATTTCTCAAGTTGTCCAACTCAGTAAGATTTTGTGACAGATACTTGGTGATCAGTGGTCCCTGCTCATCATCAATAATGAATGAGACAAGTTCTTCCTGAATACCAAAATTGCTAACAGTAGCACCAGCCACCTGCAATTCCTCTGCTTTAATACCCATCTTGGCTGCCCGAGATGCGTAATTCTCAATCTTACTGTTTAAAGCCTCTTGCTGCTTTTGCCGAGCCTGCTCTGCCAACTCATACTGCTGCTGTTGCAGGTATTGTTGCTGCGCATCGTAAGCTGCGGCCTTTTTCAAAGCCTCATCCCTTTCTAGCAACTGCCGTCTGTATTCTTCATCAGATATAGCAAACGGGTCAGGAGCCTCTGGGACATCTGGCCTCTCTTGTTTGGGAAGTTTGGCCTGCACTTCTTCTAGCTGCTTTTGTAAGGCTTCTGCCTGTCTCTCTACTTCTCGTAGTTTGAAGGTTTTCTTGCCTATAGCCTCATCAAAGATGCGCTGCTGTTCTTCATCAAACTTAACTTGTTTCTTTTGGCTTTCACCAGCATCCGGTGATGATTCGGAATCCTGTTCGCCTTCATAACTTGCTTCAGGATCTTCAGTCTCTATCGTTACATCGTCATCAATGGGATCAGCATCAATTTCTTCAACGTAGTCGTCTGGTTGCATCTCGCTCATAGTCTTGCCCTTTTAAGGTAAATTGCCGTGAATAAGGTCACGTTCCTGTACTAAGTGTAACACTGTGTTCAGTGACACAGCAATACTGCTATTGTTTTTGCTCTTGCTTCTGGCCCGACAATGCGCTACCACCAACAACGCCAGCGCCAGCCATGCCTGCCAATATATTACTTGAACCTTTTTTGCTTGGGTCAAAAGCTGCATATTCTGATCGAATGCCGGAAGTATTAAACAGCGCAAGATTTGTCGGCCTGCCGTTAGATTCGCCAACCAGCATTGAGTCAAATCCTTTGCCCTTCAAAAATTCAACAACTTCAGGATTCTCAAGAAAAAGATAGTTTCCCGTTGCAAAAGCGTCTCTATTGGACAAGCCTGTGATTAAATTTGAGCCTTCAGGATCGTAGCCCTGATTACGAATTAGCTCATCCAGAACCTCTGGTTTTGCGGCAGGATCAAACGTATTTTCAGCCCTTACCATAAGCGGCATGACTGATGCGCCTGATGCATTGTATTGGTTGGATATGGCGGCTCTTTCCGCAAAGTAATCGTCTTCCGCTGATTGAGGCCAGTTTTCTATCTCATTGCCATACTGGCTTGCATGTTTGTCGTAGGCTACCTTTTGGTCAGCCTTCATCATGCTGTAGTTAGGCTCATCATAAGCCCTTGATACAGCCCCACCTTTACCAATCCAGCTATTAGCGAAATCCGGTGTTGGGGATACAAAAGTAAGGTTGTCTCGGTATTTCGGCTTAAACTCATCTATATCACCAGCGTCCATCGTTGCGTGATAGTACGGGCCTACATATCCCTGATCTACCGCCCTTTGCATCCTTGCGTCATAACTCATGTCAAGATCGTTTAATGCTGACTGACCCTGTGCAGGGGTGTCTGAACGGAAAGCTATTTGTGGCACATCAGTTTGTGGCGATATGGGTGAACGGAAAGGTACTTGGATATTACTTGTGTCCAGCGTTTGCCCAAACGTTCCCTTTGACAATCTTCTGGTTATTTCTTCAACCGCCTGCCGCTGCTGCCCCGGAATAAAAGATGTTGCCGCCATTGCCATATTGGTCGTGCCTGAAAGCGCGTCACCTCTGGCATAGTCCTGCATGGCTTGGGAGTAGTCAGTAATGCCTGCCAAAGCAGTCTGATCTATGATCTTCTGCGGGTATCTTGCCCTGCGCTGTATTCTCTGCCGGTCAAGCCCTGTGGCAGTGTTACCGCCAAGAGCGTCAAACGCAAAGTTGTATATTCTTTCTGAGAGTGATGGCTCATACGGCTCCACAATGGAACCGTACTGCTCTAGCAAAGCTGTTCTCGGTGTCTCAGCAGGGGCATCTGTTAATGACCCCCGTGACCCGTAGTCAGGGAAATAATCTCTTAGCCTGCTTTGTGCTTCAGCCACCTCTAGCAATCCTCATCAGTTCAGCGTCAGACAGGTTAGCCATCGGGTTTGATAGCTCCTGTGCCTTCTTCACGTTATCTAGCTGTACGCCTTCAGTCTGTACACCTTCCTTCGTGATCTTAGCCCCAGCCTCCTGCGCCTTGATCTGCGTGTTCATGCGATCAGTCTGAGCTTTGAATACATCAACCTGATTGTCCTGCTGGTCGTTCTGGGCAGACATCTGAGCCTTCTGCGCCTCAACCTGTATCTTCATCTGCTCATTCTGAACCTTGACCTGTTCGATCTGGGCGCGAGCCATCTCAGCCTGACCCTTCAGCATTTCAGCCTGAGCCATGATGCTGGCTGGATCTTGCTGCTGACCCTGTTGCGCCATCTGCTGCTGTATCTGAGCCTGTTCTTCGTCAGTCAATTGAGACATCGGAATCATTCCAGCCTTCAGCATCTGGTCACGCTTACGCTCTGCAATTTGGTCGGCAGCAGGGCTATTGATGTTTTGCATCATAACGTCACCGGCGATCTGCATAATGGTTGGGTCAACCTTTGCCATCTCGATGATCATTTCAAGCGTTTCCTGCTGACGATTCTTAAAGCTCGGACCGGCCTTACATATAACGTCATAAACGCCTTGGGATAGGTCGTTAAGCATCACAACCTCACCCGTCTGCTGGTCAATCACAGGCTGATTGATGGTTGCCATCTCAAAGCTATTATCTTCATAAAGAATGCGCATGGTGCGCTCAGTGTCATAGACTTTGGGGATAGCATCAACCAGAACCTTACCAGTTGCCGCTATAGCGACCTGAACGGCTTTGTTGTACTTGTAGGTGGCATTGTCGCCTTTGTTCTGTAGCGAGCGTATGGCAACGCCTGACTGCAAGCCGGGATTGTCACCCATGTTGGAGGCAAACATGCCAGCGGAGTAACCGATCATGCCACGCATGGCTTCTGATATTGTTCTCAGCCCCGGATTGACCATTGCGCCACCGTTCTGCTGTGGTGGTCCGGGCATTTCTGGGTCTACATTGTAAAACTGAACCGGGTCGCTGTTGGTATTCATAGTGGACAGTGAGTCTTCATGCCCTGCGGCCTGAGTCAGCGTCATCCAGTATTTAGCTCGTGGGGCCAGTGCGCCTTCTTCGATCTCACGGCTCATGCTGTAGTTCAGGACGCGCTGCGAGTCCATCAGCTTTTCAACAACGCCTGAGTAAACTGTCTTGTTCTCAATGATCTTGTAGTTGCCGTAAACAGGGATAACAGGAATACGATTGAACACCGTGTCCTTATCATCACCAAGCCAACCATCGTTATCAAAGAACCGGGAGCATACTTTGTTGACCTTACGCTTGCGCCTCTTGATCTCAGTCACACCTACCAGAGCCATGTCATCGACAACCTTCTCGAAGTCATCATCAGCCTCATAGGTCTGCCCGTTGGACATCAGGACCAGTTCGCGTTCTTCCTTCTCAACATAGAGCAGCTCACCGATAACGACAACCTCAGCCTTATCGTAGTAAGCCTCACCATCACGGTCATCAGGTACAGATGTTCCGGTTGATTCAGGCCAGCGCTTGTCAAACTCATCCTTAGCAACAGGATGCAGCACAAAGCAGTAGCGAGCGTCCGATTTATCTTGCTGTTCGGCAGCGGGATCAAACCAGACCCTGTCAGTGAAGTTGTGGATTTTTTCTATCATCAGGTCTTGGTCAAATGAGTTGTCATCAGCGTACTTCTGGACAATGCGCCATCCGTCATAGCCGGTTGTGACCATCCCTCTAGCTGCTGATGTATAAACGTCTTTGGCGTTAGATATGTTCTCAAGATTACGGATGATGCCGTCATAGGTCAGGGCTACGTCTTTGGTAGCGTCACCGCCAGCAGGGGATACACGGATATCAAAGTCGGCCTGCTCGATCTCTCCAGCCACCTGATCAACAATAGGGCAGGTCATATCGAATGTATAGCGGGGCTTGTTCTGGTTAGCATTCCACCAGTACGGCTCCCATTGCCCATCCTTCTTGGATACGAACAACTGGGCATCTCTGGCCTGATCACGCATGTCACTATCAGCGCCCTGAGCAGCAGTCAGAAGGTTGATGACCTTAGCGTGGTCCTCATAGTCAATCTGGTAGGATTCCGTTTCCCGCTTATCCTTCTTGCTCACTTTGCTCTTTTCTTCTGAGCCTTCATCGTACTCTGCTTCGTAGTCAGCCATTTAGCTACCCCAGCCTTGGAAATTAATCTTTGCCGCCTCTGCGACCTTTGCCTTTGGTGAGAACATGGACATCATCAGAGCGTCACCCATGTTAGGTGATGGCAACTGGTACGGCTTCTTTGCCATGTCAATCTTACTCATAATTTGGATCTTGCCATTGTTGCTGCGCTTCTGTGGAATGCGACAAACCTCAGACCGTAACTGGTCTAAGTTATCAATAGTTGACGATAAGGATAACAGAAGATCAGGGTCGATGTATTCCCCCTTTTCAACAGCCCTGTACGTTGCGTAGAAGCGATCCCTTAGCTTCCACCAATACTGTGCCCGCTTGTTGGCAAACGTGTCTCTATTGGTCTTAGAATCCTTCCCAGAGTATGGCGTGTTCGGATCGTCAGGTGTCTCTGATCCCCGGAACATAAACTTCTCGACCTTAGTGCTTTCCAGCTCCTGATCTACCTGACGCTTGAGGCTAATCCCAAGACCATCGCAGTCCCAGACAAACCAGTCAGCATTATCCTGCCGGGCCTTTGCCAATGCCCAGTCCATGCCCTCATTCACATCGCCAGTGATCTTCTCGCAGACATCCAGCACGACAGAGCCTTTCCTGAGCGCATAGCCCTTACTGTCACCACCCTCATCACTTGGGTCGTGTGATGCGATGATCGCACCCGTAGGCTCAAAGCCCAGCTTCGTATGGGCATCAATAGCTGCGTTGAACCACTCTACCGGGATGATTGAATCGTCCACCTCATCCATGTACTCGCCTTCCCAGACATGGCGGTACATCGCCGGCGGCATTGCTGTCTGGTCGTGCAGGCGCTCTTGATTCAGCACTTCAGGGAACAGTGGATTGTCATCCCAGTTGAGCCAGACTATCAGGTGCAGATCATCTTCGTAATACCTGTCCCTGCGAAGTTGCTTTTCGAATGGCTTAATGAATCGCTGGCTGAACGGGTCCATTGCTGATCGTGGATTGGCTGACATCCAGATCTCAGACCCTTCTTCTCGGAGTGTTGGTGTAAGTGCCTTGAGGGAGCTTTCGGAAATAGTCGCCGCCTCCTCCACCCAGAAACGGCTGAAGCCGTGTATAGATTTTACCGAATCTGGGTTACGGGCTAACCCCCTGAACTTGAACGCTGGCTCATCGTTGAACAGTATTTGGTTGTTCTGAACCTCAAAGCCCTGTAGATCTAAGCGCTCGATCTCAGAAGCAAGCAGTGCGTGAACAGAGTCATCAATTGAATTTTGAAACTCCCGGAAGCAGGCTGTCTTTATGCCCTTCATCTGGGCATCCATCAAGCAGATATCCGCAAAACTAACTGACTTGCCTGCACCCCTGCCAGAAATGGCAATCTTGAATCGCTTGGGAATCTTAGCAAAAGGCAGCAACCGCTTGGGCAGCTTCATGGTGGGCATTATTCGTAGGTCGCTTTCTTCTTCTTGGATTTGCGGGCAGTGTTAAGCGCTATGGCTACCGCCTGCTTCTGGGGTTTCCCAGCCTCCATCTCTGTCTCGATGTTCTTGCTGATCGTTTTCTTGCTTGACCCTTTCTTTAATGGCATCTTTGAATATCCTGTCCCAACCTTCGTTAAACTTCTGCCTGTCGCCCATGCGCTGCCAGCTACCCTTTCCGGTCCACTCGTCAGTCATCTGCGCCCACTATCTCAATCGTCCAGTGCGTGTCCTGCTTGATCGGACCACCATCAGCACCTGTAATTTCTCGCTTTTCTGTCTGGACCCACCCAGCCTTGGTAGACAGGTAAAGCCTTGCGGCGTTCATGTCGCCACCCTTAGCGGCAGAGATCACGCTCCCAGCTATCTCAGAGATGGCTAGACTGCGACCCTTACGGTAAGCCTCAGAAACTTCTGGCTGGCGCTCGAAAATCGCTCGCAACGTGTTGTCACATATACCAAAATAATCTGCCATCTGTTCTAGCGTGAGTGAGGACGAAAGTTCGAAAACCTCAGCTATCTCATGCTCTGTGAATACTCTTTGTGGGCGCATTTACTTCACCAAAAACCTTCTGTCAAATGAATGATGTGACCTCTCAAGACCTATCTCACCCTGATCAGCCACGGTTATTTTACCACCTTTCGCAAGATATTCCTGAACCTGTTGCTCAACCTCACGGCTTAACCTGCGCTTGTCTTGCTCATGCGCACCATTACCTACGAGATAAACATAGATTTCATCTTCTTGCATCTATCAATAATAATGCAATTATAGCCGATAAAAAAGATGTTTGTTGATTATGATAGCAGGGTCTGTTATTGCCCAGAACGGTTGGACGTAATCAGCGTGGTAATGAGTTGATCCAAGTGTGGGGTCAGGGATGATTTGAAAGTAGACTATCGTGGCGTTGATTACTGCCTGACCATAAGCCTCCTTGTTGTAGAACGCTTCAGGCTTTCCATCGCAGTAGTAGCTGAATTGGCAGTTGTTGCGTCTAGTCCCGCTATGCCTTATCACACCGCAGGGATTGTCCGGGAAGCGATCATCTGCCACCCGGTTCATGATTACATGGCCTATTGCGTACTGCCCCATAACAGGCTGAGAACGACCCTCAAAGTAGATCGCCTCAGCCAAGCAGAGTATTGCCTCAACCATAATACACTTCGCGGATCATAGCCTCTTGATCATTGATCAGTGATTCAGCATGGCGTTTGGCGTTTGCGCGTACTGATCTAGCCATGTCTGCAAGCTTGTTGAAGTCAGTACTGCTCGTGCAAGCCAGTGCTATCAGTCGTGCGGTTTTGTCATCCTCCCAGAGTTCGTGCGGATACTCGCTGGTGGTCAGTAACCAATCAGCTACCTTGCTGATGATGTTTTGGTTTGCTTCAAACTCACCGTGGCGGTCAAAGCAGTCGTAGGCATTGTCGATCAATATTGATTCTAATTTCATTTCGTTTCGTTCTCCCGATTAAAATGTAATGTATAAAAATATAAGTCCTGCGATAAGTGCCAGAAAGAAGATGCCTCCAGCTATTTCCTCAACTACCCGGTAAAGGGGTAAGTCACCAAACAAGAATTTTCTTATATTCATTTTATTTCTCCCGTAATGTTAGTGTGAAAATATTTCATTAAAGATAACGTCAAGCTGCTGCGCTGTCAGGTGTGCATCAACAATAATCTTGATGTCAGGGAAGAAGCTGAACTGCGATGATGAGGAGTAAGGGCCAAATACCTCTTTGCCAGAGTCCCAAAGATAAGTCTTGATATTCTGTGTTTTTGCTGTGTTAATAGTTTTCATGTTTTTTCTCCCGAAAGTGTGGGGGCTTGCGCCCCCCGTTAGCTTTAATGATTTATTCTTCACGGTCTTGCATAAATAAAATACTTTCTACAATCATTTCGTATGCTTCAATCATTTCGTTGCATTTTTTAATACCATCAATATTTTGAGTAGTATTTTCGATGGATGACTTTATTGCTTTCCATTCGTGTAACTGCATTTCAAGATATTCTATTACACCAGAATTTGGCGGTTCGTATGCTTCAAGATTTTTTGTTGTAAGCCCTTCTGTCATGTTGCCATATTGATGCCATGTGCCGACCAGTGCATACCTTATGGATTCTTCATCCAGCCCAGATATAGCCTTCAGGTTATCCATATTTAAATCACCATTGTTAAGGGCGATCTCTTTAATTTCATTCTTTGTCATTTTGTTTCTCCCGAAAGTGTTGGGGCTATGCGCCCCGGTTTATTGTCTTAATTAATTTGTTGGCTTTGGTATAGATTTCTACCTTTGCCCCTCTCTGTGGCCCGCAGCTAGTATCAAAAGCGTAGACCATTGCGTCATTAATAGCCCATTCTTTCCTGTGGTGTTCAGCTAAATGTTCCCTGTTACCTTCGCTGTCGTAGCCACCAACTGTCCAGCAACCCCATTCTTCACACCAATCTACTTCTACTTTGCTCCAGATTGTCATTTTGTTTCTCCCGTTTGGCAGACCCTGTGTCTTGCCGATGTGGTTATATTACTACAACTGGAGTTAGAATCAACACTTTTGGTTAATTTATTTTATATATTTAATGTTTTTTGTGAGTTTTCTTTCTTTTTGCTATTCAAATAGCCTATCCGCTGCGCTGTCACCCAGCTTTCGACCTTCGGATCAACCTGTTGTGGCTTTTTGACATCAAGACCTCTGGGCCAGACATTGTACCGCCTGCGATACTGGTGAGCCGCCCAGCCCTTCTTGTAGCCGTTCTGCTTTCCGATCTCCATCAGGTTTTGATACCAGTGAGTCTTTTCTTCTTTGCTGGCAGGTGCAGGCTTCTTGA